CGACACCCCAAAATGAAGAAAATTTCAATCGAAGAAAACGCTGCCAGGAATCAATACATGGAGACCCTATATCGACTCGACAATCGCGATGACCCGTCTCATCCTCATGCAAATACCTTCACTGGCTTGCACCAAGAAGTGCTGACTTATGAGCGATTAAAAAAAGAATTGGAAATATACGACAAATGGAAGAATCGTTATTGGCGCATTGCTAACGATTAATTTTAGGCAGAACAAAGCCCCTGTCCTAGGATCAGAGGCAATGAACTAACGCGTTATACGAATGATAACTTATTGCGTCCTCATAGCAACCTATCTATTTTTAAAGAGCCTGCATGTCTTGATCCCCTACCAGTGAGCTTGGTGCGTGCAGGCACCTCTTCAAGTGTGTTTTAATATGTTTAATCAGTAAGGGGTTTACCCCTAATAAGTAAATAGCAAGCTATTATATGAATGCCGAGAGGCACTGATCACACGAGGTTTTTAAAATGGCTGATTTCGCTAAAAAGTACGAAACAGGAACGAAGACAATCACCTTCGCTGCTCTAACTCCAAAAGGCAAAAAAGTTCTCAACGACATGCTTGGTTGGAACATCGCAAAGGTAAGTGTTCAAAGAGGAACTAACGCTGAAATGTTCGAGGAAGAGTTAAAGGCTCAACCTCCTTATGACATCGAAGTATTAGACCTCGACCTTGTAGAGGTACTTGGAAAATGAAAATCACTCACGTCAACTCAGTTAACAAGCCTTTACTTTTTCAGGCTTATCAAAACAGCAGAGAAGAACTTAAATCATTGACTATCATCTCAATCGTTTTAATTTCCTACTTCGCTCTTACATAACCACACACCCCTTCTTTCAGGAGGGGTTTTTCTTTACACCGAGAGGTTTCGATCATGACAACAAAAAGAAAAGCTAGCAAGCCCAAATTTAGAAAAGATGAACAACCTGAATTAGGACCAAACGTTCAACAATTTGCTGACTACATCACCCTTGGTTTTGAAGTCGCTGGACTTGAGCTTGCTGATTACAGATCAATCATTATCAAAGATAAAAAGCTAGGAGTTGGTTTTTCGATGGGTCAGGTCAATATGAATGATCACGATGCAGACTGTTTTTATCAAACAGCTATTGCTGTATTTGAGGATGGGATTCATTGGATGAGAGATCTAGTTGAAGTCGAAGGAGAAGAAAGCGATCATGGAACATCGATGCTTTTTAATAACGAGCAAACAGGAGGAAAAGGAGCAATGATAATTATGACTTGCATATTGCAAGGGCAACCGATGCATCCACCAACTTGTCCTTGCTGCGAAGAAGAAGAGGAATAACTTAAACCTGCCGAGGAGCAGCCGAATGCAAGAGCGCGTGCGCGTAAATAAGGCGACCCCGTGATCAGACTATTCTTTATTGAATGGTTGGGTATCTATCCCTCGGCTTAAAAAAATGGGTGAAGGTTTTTATGCGGTGCCTTTCGGGTTAAACCTTCTTTAAAACCGACCCTCTATATTTAAGGACTAGG